ATCGACGTGGCGGTGCAGAAGAAGGTCAACCCGACAGATAGCGCCGAACTCGACGGGCTGATGACGCTCGTCGAGCAGATCGCCGACTACTTCCGTCTGCGGCGACTGACGGCGCTGCCCACGGCGCTGTGGACGAAGACCGAGAACGTGCCGGTGTACGCCCCCGAGCACCTGGAACAGAAGCAGGTGTTCACCAGTGTCCTGACGTTCACGTTCCGCGTGGTGAGGTGAGCCAATGGTCAAGGCGAAGGCCAAGACGAAATTCGACGGCAAGAAGGTGATGGCGGCGACCAAACGCGCCAACATCACCAATCTTGGCCACGCCGGCGCGGCCATTCGTCTCCAGGCTCGGCACTCGATCAGGAAGAGCTCGAAGAAGTCGGCGGCCGGGACGCCGCCGCACACGAGAAAGGGTCGGCTGCGCAACGCCATCAAATACGCCGTCACGCCCGGCAAGCAATCGGTGGTGATCGGGCCGGATTACGAGGTCGCTGCCGATGCGGGCGCTGCGCACGAGTTCGGCGGTCGCTTCCGCAATGAGAATTACGACAAGCGCCCGTTCATGGGTCCGGCGCTGGAGAAAGTCAAAGACCGCCTGCCCCCGATGTGGGCGGGCAGCGTGAAAGGATGAAGCCATGAGTGTCAAACTCGGCCTCGACGCCAAGCTGTACTTCTGCGTCGCCGGCATCGGCGGCTCGCCCACCTGGACGGAGCTGACCAACGTCAAGAACGTCACGCTCTCACTGCAGAAAGGCGAGGCCGACGTGACCACGCGTGCCAACAACGGGTGGAAAGCCACGGCGGGCACGCTGAAGGAAGGCAGCATCGAGTTCGAGATGGTGTGGGACACGGCCGACGCCGGGTTCACCGCCATCAAGAACGCCTACTTCGACAACACGCTCATCGGCCTGGCGGCGATGGACGGACCAGTCGCCACGCCCGGAAGTCAGGGTCTGTGGGCCGACTGCATGATCACGGATTTCAGCCGCGACGAGCCGCTGGAGGACGCGATCAGCGTGAAGGTGACTGCCAAGCCGACGTACTCGGCCAACCCGCCCATCTGGAAGAGCTAACAGGAGATGCCATGAAAACATTCACCGATAACGCCGGACGAGTCTGGACCGTGCAGGTCAACGTCGATGCGATCAGACGCGTCCGCGACCTGGCCCAGATGAACCTGCTGGAGGTGGTCGAAGGAAAGCTGCTGGAGCGGCTGATTTCCGACCCCGTTCTGCTGTGCGACGTGATCTACAGCCTCTGCAAGCCGGAGGCTGATGCCAAGAGCGTCAGCGACGTGGACTTCGGCAAGGCGATGGGCGGCGACGCCATCGACGGCGCGACGACGGCGCTGCTGGAGGAACTGGTCGATTTTTTCCCGCAGGCCAAGCGCCGGGTACTGAGCAAGGCGCTGGCCAAACTGTGGAAGCTCGAGACGGCAGCGCTGGCGGCGGTGGAGACGCGGCTGGACTCCCCCGAACTGGAAAGGCAGATGGCGGCGCGGCTGGCGCAGCTGGAGAACTCATCTGGCAGTGCGCCGGAATCCTCGGCCTCGACCCCGGCGGCTTCACCCTGAGGGAGCTGGTCGCAATGACCGAGGCCCGTCAGCAGGACGGCTGGAACCACACGGCCTCCGTGCTGGCGATGCTCGCCAACGTGAATCGGGACCCCAAGAAGAGCCGTGCCTACAAGCCCGCGGACTTCCACCCGATCCAGGTCGCCAAGCGTGCTGCGGCCCCGCCCCTCAAGGGCGACATTGGAATGCTCAAGACCGTATTTATCGACAACCCCGGAAACGCAAGTATGTAAACCATGACCACGCCCGCCCGCCACATCAAGGAAGTCTTCATCGTGATCAGCACGATTCTGACCGTGGTTCCGGGGGTGGGCTGCACCGGACAGTTCAAGCCCGCAGACGCGGCCCGCGCCACGGTCAGCGATGCCGTTTCCGGCGTCGCCGGCGTTGTGGCCCACACCGAATCCGCCCAGCGTCATGTCGAGCAGGCCATCCCGCACGCGGATGACACCGGCAAGGTGCATCTGGCGGCCGCGACGGATGAACACAAGGAAGTGGTCGCCGACGCGGCCGAGACCAAGCAGGCCCTGGATGCCACAGCGAAAGAGATCACGGCGCTGGAGGGGCAGGTCATGGCCGTGCAGGCCGACTACACGAAACTCGAATCGCGCTGGTACGTCCGCTGGGGCCGGTGGATCGAGCGGGCGCTGTGGATCATCGGCATTTCGTGGCTGGTGCTGGGCGCTGCGTCGGTGGTGCTGGGCATGGGCAATCCGCTGTCGCTGACTTGGCGGATGGGCAAGGAAATCACCCGCCTTGTGCCGCTGATGAACCCCTTCAGCTGGGTGCGGGACTGGATTCTCTCGCGCCGGGCCAGCGCCGACGCCGGAAAGGCCGGGTGACGCATGGCCAACGCACGCGGCATCCGGGCCGGGGCGGCCTACGTCGAGTTGTTCGTGAGCGACTCGAAGCTGGTGCGCGGCCTGGAGAAGGCGAGCAAGAAGCTCAAGGCCTTCGGCGACGCCATCACCGGCTGGGGCCAGAAGATGACGGCCATTGGCGCGGCCGTCACCGCGCCACTGGTCGGCAGCGCCAAAGCTTTCAGCGAGATGGGCGACCGGATCGCTAAGGCGTCGGCGCGCACGGGCGTCTCCGTCGAGACGCTTTCGGAACTGGCCTACGCCGCCGACCTCTCCGGCGCGAATCTGGAAATCCTCGAAGGTTCGCTGCGGAAGATGCAGAAGGCCATCGTCGCGGCGGCCGAGGGGTCGGAAAGTGCCACCGACGCCCTGGCCAAGCTGGGGCTGACGGTGGAAGACCTGCGCGGTCTCTCCCCGGACCAGCAGTTCAAGCTCATCGCCGACCGCCTGTCGCAGATCAAGAGCCCGGCGTTGCGGGCGGCGCTGGCGATGGAACTCTTCGGCAAGTCCGGCACGCAGCTTCTGCCGCTGATGGCCGACGGGGCCAAGGGGATCGAGGCGCTGCAGCAGCAGGCCCGCGACCTGGGCCTGACCATGTCCACCGAGGACGCCAAGGCCGCCGAAGCGCTCAACGACACCTTCGACACGCTCTGGAAGGTGCTCAAGCAAGGGGTCTTCATCATCGGCTCGGCGCTCGCCCCCACGCTCAAGAGCGTCTGCGAATGGATCATCAACACCGTCGTCACCACCACGGCGTGGATCAAGCAGAACAAGGACCTGGTGGTGACCATCTTCAAGGTAGCCGCCGGGATTCTCGCTGGCGGGCTGGCGCTGATGGCGCTGGGCTACGCGATTACGACGATTGGAACTGTTATGGGCGCGCTGGCGGGCATCATCGCCGGCGTAGGCACGGCCGTGGGCGTGCTGGGCTCGATCATTGCCTGGCTGGTCTCGCCCATCGGCCTGGCTGTCGCCGCCATCGCGGCGCTGGGCGCATACCTTATATATGTGTCCGGCGCGGGCGGTCAGGCCCTTTCGTGGCTGGGGGACCGCTTCGCCGACCTTTCCGACTTCGCCTCCGAATCGTTCCAAGGCATCTCTGACGCCCTCATGGCCGGCGACATCGCCCTGGCCGCCAAGATCCTCTGGCTGTCGCTCAAGGTCCTCTGGCAGAAAGGCGTGCTGGAACTCACCCGCCTGTGGGAGGGGCTCAAGTCCGGGGCCATGAAGATCGTCTACGGCATGTGGTACGGCGTGCAGGCGGCCTGGGAGATCGGCGTGGCCTCCGTCGCCGAGGTCATGCTCAAGCTCTACTACGGCGTGCTGGACGTGTGGGAGCGCCTGTCCACCGGGGTGATGAACGTCTGGGACGGCGCGGTCAACTGGGTCGCCAAGCGGATCGTGGACCTGTGGGGCCTGGTGGACGACACGCTCGACACCGACGCGGTGAAGAAGGGGCTGGACGAAGACGCACAGCAGCGCATTGGCCAGCGCAACAAGGAGAAGGACCAGAACGTCCAGCAGATCGCCGGGGAGCGCGACGAGGCACTCAAGCAGTTGCAGCAGGAACACGAGCAGAACCTGGCCCGCATCGGCCAGGCGTCCATTGACGCAGAGAACCAGCTCGACGCCGAAGCGCAAAAGAAGATCGACGCCGCCCAAGCAGAACTCGACGCCGCGAAGAAAGAGTGGAAGGACGCCATCGGGGAGGCCAGGAAGAAGCGGCAGATGAAGAATGCCGAGGGGCCGCAGCGCCTCAAAGCGCCGCCGGACATCGGCGACTACCTCGAGGGGCTGGGGCCGACCATTGAGCAAGCCAAGCAGAAGACGATCGGCGTGGCCGGCACTTTCAATGCGATGGAGGCGCGCGGGCTGGCAGGCGGTCCCGTCGCCGACCGCATCGCCAAGGCCACCGAGGAGACCGCCAAGAACACCAAGAAGCTCCTGAATAAGCAGGACGCCGATGAAGCGACATTCGATTGACCCCCCGGAGGTGCATGACCGATGCCCGTGACCGTGCTGGAAAAGTTCGAGAGCCGCCAATCCACTTCGGAGCAGGACCCCGATGTGGGAGTATTGCCCTCTCAAGTCGAGCGGGCATACATCGTCTCCGGCACCGATGATGACATCGTCGCCAAGAGTTCCTTGGCGGCCGCGACACCCACGTTGTACGGCGGCCTGGTGCGCCAGACCTTGCAGATCGAGCCGTTGGGACCGGACATGTGGGAAGGCGTCGTCCGCTACGGCAAGGCCGAGAACCAGCAGTCCGAACCCGGCGAATCCTCCTTCGCCTTCGACACCGGCGGCGGGACTCAGCACATCACCCAGAGCCTCCAGACCATCGGGCGCTATCCCAACAACGCGCCCGATTTCGGCGGCGCGATCGGCGTGACCCACGACAACGTCGAGGGCGTGGACATCACCATCCCCGTCTACCAGTTCTCCGAGACGCACTACCTGCCCGCTTCCGTCGTCACCCCGTCCTACCGGGGAACGCTGTTCTACCTCACCGGCAAGGTCAACAGCGGCGCGTTCCGGGGCCTGCAGCCCGGCGAGTGCTTGTTCCTGGGTGCCTCAGGCTCGCGCCGCGGCACCAGCGCCGACGACGATTGGGAGATCACCTTCCGCTTCGCCGGCAGCCCCAACGTCAGCGGTCTGCAGGTCGGCGACATCGGCGGGATCAATAAGAAGGGGTGGGAGTACATGTGGGTGCGCTACCAGGACGCCGAGGATGAAGACGCCAAAGTGCTGATCAAGAAGCCCATCGCCGTCTACATCGAGAAGGTCTACGAGCAGGCCAACCTGGGCGGCCTGGGGATCGGGGTGTAGCGATATGGGCGACAACCTCAAAAAGGTCAGCAAGGGCGACAAGCTCCGCATCCCGGCGGCGGCCTACAACGCCTTCATCGACACGGCACGGGACTTTCAGGCCCGCCAGCGGGGCATCTCCTCCACGCCGCAGGCGGGAACGCGCTCCAGCGGCATCGTCCTGGTCCGCAACGACAGCGGCGATGATCTGTCCCGCTACACGGTGCTGGGCATCGATTCGCCCATCATCGACCCCGAGGACAACCTCGACAGCTTCAAGAACCACGTTGCGGTCGTCGGCGTGACACCGAGCGAAGACGATCACGTCGGCAAGTTCGTCGTGCTGCTGGAACCGCTCAAGAGCGGCGCGATCGGCATGGCCTATGGAGCGGGCATTTGCCCGGTCAAGGTCGATGTGCCGGATGAGGATGTCGAATATCCCTACGCCGACATCGTCGATGGCGAGACGGCCAACCTGGAGGCCAAGCACTACGGCGCGGCGGCGATCCTGTGGCGCGCGGGCGGCACGGGCGTACAGTGGGCGCTGGTGCGCCTCGGCCCGCCCATGCCGGCGTTGGTGTTCCCGGTGGACCTGGAACAGAGCGGCGGTGAGCAAGGGGATGAAGAGAATCCGGCTACCTGGACCTACGACGTGAGCGACCCGGCCACGGACGAGGTGCTGGCCGAGGGGGCCGATCCCACGGCTGAACCGCACAAGTGGCAGCGCCCGTCCGTGGGGTTCATCATCCAAGCCACCTTCGGTTACGCCCATTACAACAAGGACGGGGAACTGGTCCTGGGCTGGATCAATGAGCAAGTCGAGCAGGCGTCCTGCGAAGACGCGGGAGGCACCTGATGGACATCGCCGGCAAGACCGTGGTGCTGGAAGGCGGAAAGCGCGGGCTCTTGCCCGGCGGCAAGGCAGGTGTCTACGACGCCGACGGCAACTGCACAGGCTGCTGCGGCTGCGACCCAGTGGTGCTCGGATCGTTCACCACCAACCGCAGCACCAACCCCTGCTGGGACCTGACCCCGTACCAGGGCCAGCACAAGGCCCCGCCCCATTCCTATTGGCGGCTGATCGAAATGGGCAGTTGCTATCCCGGCTCCTATCCCTGGTACGGCGCGGGGTGCGTGGATGGCCACGGGCAACTGGTGAACCTGCCCAACCAGTTCTGCTCCAACTACTCCTATAACGGCTATCTCCAGCTCCAGATCGGCTGCTACGACCCGACGGACAACCTGATCCACTGGCCGGGGACCTGCCGCAATACCAGTGCGAGGTACTCATGCTAGACGAACTTCACGATGCGGGATTGATGACGCACATGCCGTTCCTGGCGCTCGATCAGGAGGGGCGCGAGGTGCTGCTGTTCTGCCAGGCGGATGAATCGCGCATCTGGAAGGCTTACTTCCGCACCCCCGATGGCGACATCCGCCGATTGCCGACGGGCCTGCCCGCGGACATCTGCGAATGCGCGCCGACAGCCTGGCAGGACGCGGCCGGCTGGCACATGACGCTCATCGCTGGCGGCCGACAAGACGACCCGCTGTTCCACCTCTACCGCTTTGACGGGTCGGCGATGGATCGCCTCAGCCCGCCCGTGGCGGTGCAGGCGACCCGCACGGGCTTCATCTACAAGGACAGGCTCGTCTACGGCGACATCGAGAATCTGGTGCATGTCCGCCAGCCCATGGGCGACAAGGTCATCGAGCTTCCGGGGGCGTTCATCTACCGCGTGGCGTACCGCGCCGACGCTCCTGACAAGCTCCTTATCAGCGGCCAGTGGCAGCAGGAAGAGGAGGTCTTCACCCTCGAGTACGACCTCGCGACCAATGAGCAGCGCACCATCACCTGCGACGGCAAGCCCGCCTACAAATGCACCATCCTCGGCGACACCATCCTGTACGCCGATCGCACCGGCGAGCAATTCGAGGATCGGCGGATTGCCCAAGCGCAAACAGCCCGCGGAACTAAAACGCAGGTCGCCGTCGCCCGCCTGCCGGGACAGGTGACAACCGCGTCCACTGTGGCCGTGGAGACATGCAACTGCAAGGGCAGCGCCGAGACGGCGGACGTACTGACCACCCGGCCCTCGTGCCTGGAATGCGTGGAAAAGCATCTGGGCGCGGCCTGCGTGCTCTTGGCCGAGACGCAGGACGGCTACGCCTACCGCCTTCGCGCCGTAGGCCATCTGCACGAAGCCGAAGACGAATCCCAGCAGTGGCCGGCGCTGCACGTAGCGGTGCGCGTCGCCCGCAAGGCCTACCAGACGCAGGGGACGATGCCCGACTGGCAGAAGCTCCAGGACCAAATCGAGGAGGCGCGTGGCCATGCTCAATGAGAACGTGCGCATCACGCCCGCCGATAGCGCCAACTGCCAGTTGGCCTGGACCGCCCCGGCCGGAGACTGGGCCTCGTGGGTGTTCATCAACGGCCGGCACGTGCGCGGCCCGCTCGTGACCGGCGCGCCCGAGCGCATGGTGAAGGTGCCGCTGGCAGCCCAGACAATCGTGTCTTTGGAGGTCCACGACCTGCCCAGCGCCGAAGTCCAGGTCGATCCCGTCGCGCCGCAGCCCAACACGCGGCCCACGATCCAGTGGCTGGCCGTGGCCGACGCGGTGCGCTACCGCGTGTACCACCGTGGTTATGGCCAAACTGAGGAACGCATCTTCGATGGCCCGGCGCGGGAGGGGCTGGAGCGCTACGAGATCACCTGCCCCGTAACGCTGGTCGCGGGCTGGCACTTCTTCCGTGTGGAGGCGGTCAGCGCCTACGGCCAGGAGTCCACGCGGCAGGCGTGGGCCTACTTCGTCATGGATGTCCCGGACGTTCCGCCGCTGCTCCGCGTCACCGCCGGCAGCGCCGACGGCCTTTACAACTTCGCATTGGAGAACTGATCATGGCTACCCCGACTGCCGACAAGCTGCGTGTCTATTTCCCGTCCCTGTACCTGAGCGCGGATGGCCAGGCCTTGCCCCAGTACACGGCCGACGCCGGCGGCACGCTTAGTACGCTGGTCGATGCGGCCCTGACGCAGGCCGACGACTACTGGAACGGCGCGATCGGCTGGTTCGAGGGCAACACCCTCACGCCAGATCTTCAGGGGCAGTTCTTCCATGTGAAGGACTTCGACGCCGCCAGCGATACGCTGATCCTGTCGCGCGACCTACCTGCCGTGCCGCAGGCGGGCGACACCTACCGCCTGGTGCTGGGCGGCAACTGGCGCTCTACCTTCGAGACCTTCGGCATGCTGGTGGGCGCTGTGCTGCCCGAGCTCAAGACGATCAATGGCGTGCAGATCACGGGGCTGACCATCAAGAAGGCCTCGGCGCTGCTGGGGGCCGGCACGCTGAGCGTCTTCTACAAGCGCAGCCAGCAGATGCTCTACATCAAGATGGGGACGCAGGCCTACGGCGTCGGGCTGGACGTCTCCACCAGCGTCACCGGCGGCATCGTCTTTGCCGCCGATGGTCAGGCGTGGCTGCAGGTGGACATCAACGCGACCCTGTTGCCGACCGTGGATCGCACCGACACCTGGACGCTGGACTTTCCCCAGCGCACGCTCACACCGGACTTCGAGGGCTACGAGACCACCGGTTACGGCGGCAAGACCCGCTATCGGCTGGAATGCCTCAAGAACGTCGATCCGGTGGATGCGATGGTGGACCTGTCGGTCTACACCGGCAAGCCCACCGGCTCGCCCACCACCATCGCGTCGGGTCAGAGCCTGGGCCTGGCCGCCGGCAGCTTCGATGTAACCGATGCCACGGGCTGGCCGACCAAGAGCTTCTGGATCAAGAACAAGACCGTCAACAGCGCCGCCGGCGACTGCCGTTACGTCTCCTACCGCAGCGGCAACACGCTCTACTGCCTGGCCGTTGACTGGGGCACGCTGGCCTTCAACACCGGCACCAGCCAGATCCGCCAGGGGGATGTGCTGACCGGGGCTTCCTCGGGCGCAACCGCCGTGGTCGATCAGGTCATGATTACCAGCGGCGCTTGGGGCACCGGCGACGCGGCCGGGACGCTCCTGCTCAAGAAGATGGTGGGCACGTTCAGCAATACCGAATACCTCCGCGTCAGCGCCGCGAACATGGCCCGCGCCGCGGCGGCGTCCGTCCTGGGCCTGCGCGGCTACACCGCCGTTGCCTGGGCCGCGAGCCAGGCCATTGAACTAATGAGTGACGTGGACCTGGGCTTGAACAAGCCGGCGGTGAATCAGTATGAGAACCCGGTCTCGGAGACCATCGCGCCGGCGAACGTGACCTTCAAAGACGCCTACAACGCCGCCACGGCGTTGGTGATGGGCAACCTCGCCTCCGGCAAGCTGCACGGCGTGTGGCGGCGAGAGTGGATCATGGACGGCCATCAGTCCCGCTCGGCCGTGGACGCCGACACCCGC